GCATAGTTATTGCCTGTGCCGCTAAATGCTGATGTATCATATTGGAACTGCCAGTCAAATGTCTGGATGCTCTTTATATACTTATTGCGCCATTCTTTATCTTTAGAGAAAAAGTCTTTCATTAATTCAATGCATGCAAGCTCTACTTCGTCTGGTACATTTTGCCAGCCATATCTACCAGCGACCCTGTAGGTCCCGCCATTTACAAATATGCCTCTTCCGCTATCATTAATGCTTGGAGGAATCATGCCGTTAGCATAATAAACTACATTGTCTAATGCGTTTGATCTATCAACTCTTAATCCAAATCCACTTTCAGATACTGAAACTGGCATATTTAAATTATTAACATTGTTAATAGTATCTACCAAAAGCATGTCATTTAAATAAAGCTCATGCAACTGGTTAATCTTTTGAGGCAGTGGAAGAATATCTGCTCCAGTTGAATAAACAACATTTACGTCATCATACAAATGGAACTGCTGTCCAGTGTAATTTTCAATTAACTTTCTAGCATATCTTTCTGCGGCAACTAGGTCAGCAAATGTTTTATAATTAGGGTCAGATTGATCAAACCCAAATCCAAGTGCGTCAGCTGCTTGTGTTAAATCTGCATACGGGGTAACAACAAAAATCTTATGCTCTTTTGTTACTACTTGCCCTTGAACCCGATATTCCCATACTAGCTTTAATGATCTAGGTCTGTTTGTAAGAGTCAATGGTGGGTATACGCTATATACACCAAAGTCTGTATCTACTTCTTCTGCTGTTTGCGTGTGTAAAAGAGTTGCTGGATTAATAGATGGTGCAACTGCTGGGTCTTCAGTTATGTCATAGAACTTAACTGTTGGCAATGAGTCTGCTTTGGATATGCTGCCCTTCCAAAAAACTCTTTGCTTTACTGGAGCATTTGTTCCTACTATAATTTCCATGTTGTGCGGTTAAGCTTAGCCGTAATAATCCTGTACTTCTTTTGGTGTGGCTAAACGAAACCCCTCCTCTATATCAAAAATTTCCTGAGCAGAATCTTTGTGCATTGCTACAAATGGGTGTTCCTGTGTGAACGTGTGTCCCAAGATGTCATACCTAAAGTTTGCTCTTGTCATTCTAACTAGCACAGTATCTTCTGTACGCTCTGCCTTTGGATCAAATACTGGGAGGATTTCAATTTCCTCTTTTGCATCCTCTAGATCCTTTAGTGTCTTAGCATACACTTCGTATGTGACACCTTCTTCTGCTAGTGCTGCAATTATGTCCTGCTTGTTCTTAAGTCCTTCTGTTTCAACTGCAAAATCTTCTGCAATTGCTTTTAGCTCTCCGACCTTTAATGTGTCAAAAGACATTTATTACTCCTTTTTCTAGGTAAAACCATTATAGCATTGTATAATTAAAATGAAAAGCCCCCAAAATTAATTGGGGGCTTTCCTGAGATTAATTCCTAATTAGGAAGCAACCTTAACGTTCTTTACAACTACCCAAGCGTCTGCTTGCTCGATTTGAACACCAACACGAGTATACATTGTGTACTCGATTGAGTCCTTACGTGGCCAGAAGAAGCGGTAAACTGTTACGTCACGCTTTACACCAATTACCACGTTGTTAGGGAATGTCAAGTGGACATCTCCGTGTGATCCTGATGGGCTTGCGTATGAACCAGCCTGTGTCTCTGGAAGAAGTGGAACTTCAACGATTGGAATACCAAATGCGTATGGAGCTACATATCCTGCAGGACCTCCTAGAACAGGAACATCACCACGGATAATGCCAGAGGCAATATCTTGTGGAGTAACGTTCTGGATGTTCTGTGAGTTTGAGTATAAGTAATCTTGGATCAAGTTTGATCCTGAAAGGAAGCGAAGGTCTGTACGACGTTGCTTGTACTTACGTGGAAGGGCCTTTAGCGCTGAGTTAAATACAGCACGGGAAATTCCCGCACCTGCTGCATCGACTACACGACCAGAGGTCTTAGCCTTCTTAACTACACCGTCAAATGACTTGTATAGTGCATCGCTTGAAAGGGCTGTGTCACCGTTAAGAATAACATCTTCGATGTCATTTCCTGCTTGTGTTGCCATCAAACGTGCGATGTGATCTTCAAGATCGGCACCTTCAATATTGTCTTCTAGAGACTCAGTTGAAAGTTCCCAATCCATGCGAAGCTTCTTTGTTGTTAGAGAGATCTTTGAGAAAGTTACAGCTGAGTTAACACCTGTGTTGTCTCCTTCGGATGCAAGCTTAACAAGCTTTTCTCCTACTGACATACGATCAATCTCTGTTGTGTCTGACTTCATTCGAACTGTACGTGCGACTTTTCCAATTACGGTTGAATCGAACATATAGTCTAGGAAGCGAGCTGATTGTTCTGGATTTAGAAGACCACCGTTGCCGTTTTCAGACGCTGTGTGTACTCCTGCTCCACCTGCTGTTGATGCAAAACCAGCTGTGGCTGTTGTGCCTGCTGCGATTGCTTTTTCTAATGTTTCATTGCTCATATAATTCACCTACCCTAGTTAAATATTTCGTTTACGGAACCGAGGAAAGAACCGTTCCATTTTGATTTGTTTACTGCTGGTGCAACAGACCCGCCAAGGTCTGAGGACTTCTTGATTGCTGTATCGCCTTCTACGGCATCTACACGCTTTTGAACACCATCAATGGTGCCCTTTATTTCTGTGACAGCGGCACTAAGTGCACTGTGCTTTTCTGCTAACTCTGTAATTTGAGCATTTACGCTCTTGCTAAAAGTCTCTACAGTTTCTTTGATTTCTGAAACCTGTACTGCATTTGCCTCTGTAGCCTTGCTAAGAGTATCTGCAAAGAATCCCTTTAGGTCTACTAACATTTTTGCAAAATCAGGTTCTTCAACTGCAGCATCTGCTTGAGGAGCATCAACTGACTTAAAGACATCTACAGAAGCAGAGTCTGCATCTTCCACTGAGTTAACAGCGTTTGGTGCATCTTCGACTGCAGGTGCATTAGATGCCACTACGGTCTCTTCAACGATTGCTGTTTCTGTAATTTCTACTACTGAATCTTCAGCTATTGCGTTTAGTTTTTCCACTTCATTACCTCCTTGTACGTTTACCTGTTTTGCTATTGTTTGTATTCCAGGCAACGGAACTCTTGACTTCTTAAATGAAGCAAGAATCTTATCTATCTCTTTTGATTTGTTTATGTCTGAGCTTTCGACCCATCCAATTAGCGTAGCTTCTTTTCCAGTAACTGGAGAAGAGTATGTCTTGTCTGTTGAGATAAAAACAGAGTCGCTTTCTTCACAATAAAAAATATTTTCTGTAACTACATCTGCAGCCATTCCCTTGAATACAAGTTGGCCGTTCATCTTTTCAATTGATATGATGTTACACATTTCATTTGCTGGTGAATCAACAATTGATAATTCTATTAGATCGTAATCCTTAATAAATCTTACAGTCTCTCCTGTTGACTTATTCATTTCGTTGTCTGACTCTTTAATCTTTCCGCCGATTGAAAAACCTGAAAGTGTTCCGTCAAGAACCTTTTCCCATGTATCTTGTGCGCCTTTTGAGATGTACGATGTAACATACACTCCGTTATAAAACTCTTTTGACTTTTGATCATAGTATGTTTCTGGTTTGAAAGAAACTACTTTGCCTACAGCTAGTGGCTGATGCATCTCTCTAAGATTGCCTCTAAAACTTTCAAATGCCTTCATGCTTGCTTCTGCTGTTACGACATCACCTGTTTGATCTACGTTGTCTAGTGTAGCGAATCCAGAAACAGTTCTGTTCTCCCTATTCACCTTTGTGAACGGGACAGATAAATGAATGTTTTGGCCGTTTGTGGACCATTGGGCTTTTTCAATGTTCATATGCTTAATTTTAATGGTTTATCTACTATAATGCAAATAGCAGTTGATTAGGTTTAGTCAACCTTTTTTCCGTCACCTTTTGCATTTCTGCCTTCTCCGACCTTATCGGAAGATGCGGCAGATCTTTCTGAATCCCTTGCCCTAGTTTTGCCAGCGGTTGCTTTTTGGTCAGCAGCTTGCTGTGGCTTTAATTCAACCATTTCATCTCCGCCATCAACAGGAATCATTCCTTTTCTAATTCTAACTTCATTAGGGGTAATAACCTGCATTCTTAAATATCTTTCGTCTATTTGAGACTGAGTATCTTCGTCAGTTAAAGTCAACTCTTCAAATTTAATTTTTAATGCATCTGTCTTTTCTTCAATTATTGAATTAATTCTTTTTTCAAGTCTCATTTGAGCTGGTCGGCAAACCTGCTCTTTAAATGTTTTATCTGCGTCTCTAGCATTTGCCAAGGACACACCTTCTGGAACACCAATTTTATTAATTGGAACTCTGTGTGCCAATAGAATTTCATCTCTATTTGATTGTCTATAAATATTAAATGAGGACTCTTGGGCACCAGCTTCAACTGGCTCCATTTTAAATTCAACCTTATTGTCTTGAGTGTCGGCTGGTAGAGGGATATATAGTGATCTGTGGTTCTTTCCTTTTAGTCCAACCTGGAAGAATTCAAGCAATTTTCTTTCTGACTCTGGAGAAAGCTTTGCTCCCTTAACTGTGATGATATATCTTGGAACCGCTTTATTTTCAAAATAATCTAGGTTATATCTGCCAGCAAATTCGTTTCCTGCAAGTGACATCTGGGCTGCTACAATATCTGGAATGCCGTAGTAGTTATTCATTGGGGTATATTTCTTTAAATGAATTATTTCGTTTGGTCTATCTTCTGAATCACCAATTGGATTAACGGTTTCTGTATCTCCAAAGTTTCTAAAGAATACAGCCTTGCCATAAAGCAATTGCATAAAGCCATCTCTAAGTCTTCTTACACGCATAGTCTTTGCTGGGATATGCCCAATATATCCAATATCTCCGCCTGTAGTTCTACCTACTTCAAGGTAGCCGTTACCAGTTGCTTCTAGGTCTGTATAGACCTTTATCAATGTTTCAGTAAACGTATCTTCTTGGTTTGTTGCATCTAGCCAATCTTGAAGATCCTGCTTTAACTTATTAAGCTTTCTACGTGCTCTATCTAATTGCTTGTCATCTGTTATTGCATCGATACCATCGTTTGTCTTTCTTGTTTCCATAAAGGAATATCCAAGACCAACAATATTTGCTACCTTGGCATTAATGGCTGCATAGTTGTATGTTGAAACTTCATATATCTGAGAAAGGTATTCTAGATTATATACTGGTTGAACAAGGTCGAACATTGCATATCCAGTAACTGCTGACTGCAATAGATTCTGTTGTGTGCCTGATCCATCTTTACCAGTAAATGATTTTGTAAAATCTCTATTTACTTTTCTTTTAAAATTTGTGCCTAGGCCTCTTACTTTTTTAAGGTCATCAATACCAATAGCAAATGGGTCTACGTGTTCTTTCTCTTTCTTAAATGAGAATAGGTCTGAGCTATTTTTAACAGATACCTCGTATGTATCTTCTGGTCCGTCTTCTAAAAATTGTGTCATTTTACTGCTCCCCCTCTTAGTATTGAATCTTTGTATTCTCCAATATCTAATGTATCTGGAGTAAGTCCCCATTTAAGTCTTTCGTTCTGATGTTCAAATTCTTCATCATCAATTTTTCTTCTACCCGAAAGGAATTTCGGCTGTCCCTCATAAATACCATAGTGTCTAACTGAATCTGCGAGTGCAGCTATTTTTGATCTATTGCCTTTAGTTGATGTTATAGAAAGGAAATTGCCATCATCATCACCGATCCATCGGCCATCTGGCATTTCCCATACGTATATGCCTAGGCGTGTCTCTTCAATGATTTGACTTTTTTGATTTAAGATTTCCATATGTTAACCAGTTTACCATTATTCCTAACAAAAGTCCATCTTCTGTACCAGTCTGTGACAATATTTTTAATATATTGTAGGCTATACGTCAAAAGATCTTGTGAAGTAGGCTGTGTTGTCTCGGCCAGTAGCACTTTCTGAGAAAGTTATGCCTGGGTCTTGCACGGTAAATGAATTTTCTGAACAATATAGCTTATAATTCTTTAAGGCTTCTAGAGCAGTAAATGGGGTTTCATAAAATGCTAAATTGCTGTAGATATTAGATCCACCATATTCAGAACCGCTCTGGTTTTGGTTCATCTTAATCCCTGTGGCAATTGCGCTTAAGACTATTAGTACGTGATGGGATACCCCGCTTAAAAAGAAGTCGGATACATTGGTAGAAGATGTCCTGTTTATTCCATTAACGTATATTGCGCTAATTCCGCTCTTTGTTATTGCTCCTGCATTAGTCCAGCTAAAAGAGGCCGCAGTCGATGAGAACAAAACATTCTTTCCTTCTCTTGGAGTAAAAAACATTTCAATGGTTCTTGGCTGTATTGGAAGATCTACAGAGAATCCATGTCCTGAAGTCATAGATAGGCCATTGTATTTATTTTGCATTCTTACTGGATAGTTGTAATATCCAAGTGAATAATCATAGTCGGAATAAACTTTGCCTCCGCCATTATCAGAATAAAAATCTTTATCTGAATATAAATCAATTTCTAATTTATCAAAGTAGGGTAGGTCAAAAGAGGAGTCGAGTGTGGTCATTGTAATTCGTATGTCTAATATTGGACCAGACAAGTTTTCATTTTTGTTATAGTATGGCAAGACAGAATTGTTTTTGCATGGCGCCCAGGCTTGTCCTGGAACTTTAACCTCTATTAAAATGTTATCTACATCTTGCCCGTAAGATATTCTAGAAGAAACAATGTTCTCTGGGTTTGGCACATAAAGTCTTTCTTCAAATACAAAAGTTTTTTCTTCTACTAATTCTGTCTGGGCAAATTCTATTCTTTTATAGGTTGGATTATAGTATGCATCTCCTGAAACTATAGTGTCTAAAGATTTAAGTCCAGGATATCTGTAAGATACTGATGGCTTTAGGGATACAGAGTTTAGTGAAAATAAAGTTCCGTTTTTAGAATAAACAATCTGTGAATATTTAGTTTCTTTATAGCCAACCAAATAGTGAGATAAAATCTTTGTGTCTTCAATTTCATAATTATAGATTGCTGCCGAATCTACTACAAATCTCTTTCCAGTATTTGCTGGACCAATATTAATAGTAATTAATTCATTTGTAAATTTAAATGCTGTTGTGATAATTTTTTCAGAAACCAGTAATCCGTTTATATACAAAGACATCTTGTCTTTAGAAAATATACCGACTATATGCATTACTTGATTTTTACTTACTTTGTACCATACTGTTTCTTGCTCTGTACATTTAAATATTACATTTTCATTTTTATAAAATAGGCCTATTTTATTTGTTGCGTCTCCAAGAATTAAATACTCTTGGCTATCTGATACGTCTGGACTAAACCATATTTCAAATGAGAATGGG